TCATTTGTAACCTGCCATATTTTCCATGGGTGCATTTGTGTAATATCTTCGTTAGGCGGAATTCTTTCAAGGTTTACTTCAACCTGTGGTCCACTTGATATTCCCATGTTATTTACTAATGCACGAGCCGCAGCGTTACATACGCCTTGTAAATCTTCTATAATTTCTGGTATACCTTTACCCCAGAATGCACCTGGGCATTTAATAAATGAAGTTTTAGCATACGGTTTTTCACCCAACGGGTCGTAGTTTAGTACGGCTTTGATAACATAGTTACCTACCATCCATACATTTGCGTCATACTCACGAGCTTCATCTGGAACTTCTTCTTCAGTTAAACCCCACTCTATAAGCATTTTACCACTAACCTTACCCCAAAATTCTACTGCATCATATATCTCTGTAGGTCTATCAAAAGCATGAAATTTTCTTTCTTCATCATCTTTTGCATGTTCTACATCTTCTGATATCCACGAATCACCGTTACCAAAGTCTAATACTTTTCTAATAGCATCTTCATCATATCCAGGAACACCTACTAAATCTGCTAATTCTGTACGACTTAGTGGGTGGTGTTCAAACATATACCCATCGCTAATATTAGTAATACCTGGCTCTGGATATATTCTAAATGGGTCAACACGTTCAAACTCTGGTGCAATAATCTCATCAGCTTCTACTGTAGTATTGCCCATTTCATCTTTCATATAGCTTAATTTTCTTTGCCTACGAACAATAGGCCCTTTAATAAAACCACATGGGTAGGTTACTAAGTCTGTAATAAAATCATTAAACGATTCGCCCCAGCCGCCTTGTGCAAACTGGTCAGTAATTTTTATCTTCATTCCACGAGCTCTGTTATCAGCAGCCTGTAGTAATTTAAATCTATATTGTTGAGCTACCATTTCTCTAAGCTCTGCCATTTTAGCTGGGTCTGGTGCTTGTCCTTCAAGCTCTACTATCTTTACAACCTCAGCTGCAAAGTTAGTTTCTATTTCTTTTAGATGCCCTGGCTCTAATTCTGGTATGGGTGTTGCTTGTATGTCCCAAGGGGGTGTGCCTGTCTCTAGCAATATATCACGAAGCCAACTTTCTGCCGCTCTACACTTGACTTCAGTAATCATCATGTAGATATCAGAGCCGCCTTGTTGTTTTATTTGATTAAGCTTATCTGCTTCATACTCTCCGTTTCTTTGGCGAAGACCTTTAAGCATAATATTCTCTATAGGTTTTTTTGCTTGACGTGCAGCATCCCAACATTTACGGAGATGGGAAGCTAAACCTAAAATCAAAGGTTCGTTCTGACGTTCTTCTAACGCTTTGTCAATCTGCTCTTTTTCTTTTTTAACTAGGTCTTCGTTACCTATTACTTGTAATACCATATCTTATTTTGGTTTTGCTTTATTTTTTGTAGGGTCTAAACCTAAGTGTGGTTTTGTATCACTTAATAATTTATAGTCCATACCTAAAACCCTTTTAAGAACATTCGTAGTCCCACCAAGTTTTATCGGAGCAAATGGGTCATCAACTGTAGCCCTATTACCAGCCATAAAAGTATCACCATAAGACTCTTCTTTTTTAGTAACAGTCTTACCGTCTTTATAAGTTTTAGTTTCTACGAGACCACCCTTCTCATATTTTTTAATTGTAAAATTTTTATATCCAGGCATAACTACCTCCAATTTAATTTGAGTATATACTTAATTACATTATTGTCCAATAAAAGAAATCTCCTGCTAGGGAGTAAATCTAGCAGAAGATTGTTGGTAGGATAAAATTATGAGAAAAACAATCATAACTATAATCACAAATATGAAAACTATTTACTAGCATATCAAGTCCATCCACCTGCTGCAACAGGTTTTATATCTCTTTTTTGCGTAACTATACCATCTGATGTACTGTTTATGTGTAACATTAAATACTGTAAAGCTTCAGCTACATGCGAGTGTTTGTTCTTGTCTATGCTTCCGTTCTTTTTATGAAACCTATATCCACCCATCATAGCTGCTTTTAATCTTGTACATCTTGGGTCTAATAAAAATGCTGAGTCTCCATCAACTTGACGCATAAGAAAATCATCTACTGCTGAAAGCCTAGCCGATACATTATTAGTCTTAGCTGGCATAACTCTAAAACCCTCAGCTTTTATTATATCTACAGCTGAACGCTCATCAGTCTGAGCCCTTTGTATACCTGCAGGGTCTGATATAACTAGTATTGGTGCTGCTGAGAATCTTTCTGTAAGTAGTGGTTTTAATACAGTCCTTACAAATCGTTGTATGCCCATGTCAAAGCTTACAGCTTCGTCTAGTATTAATACTCTACCTCGTGGGTCTTGTTGTCCTATAACAGCTGCAGGTGTTAGCCCTAAGTCCATACCAATTATTATCGGTCTTACACCATTTATAACAGGTTGTAAAGTTTGGTTTGCCATATGATAGTCAGGTCTAAAATACTTATACACAGGTTGTCCTGCAGTACTTAACCCGTATTCCCCATCAATGTACACACGAATATATTCATCTGACCTACCTTGAGTATCGTAGTATCCTTCAGGTAGATTCTCTACATTTTCTGCATCGACGCTTCTACCTGATGGCTGTTTGAATACATCCCACCCATTATCATTAAGAGAAACACCGTCGGAGGGGTCCAATTGCTCCATCTGATAATACCACCATGTATCCATAGTGGGTGGGTTAGTATCCCCCCACATCCCGAACCAAGAAGGTCCACCATCTTTTGCTGATGGGAAACGACCAATACGTTTTGACATGGCATCTACAATGTCTGGGTTTATATCCCTACACTCATTAAACCATGCAAATGTCAATTCTAGTGAGTTCAAGTTAGCTACATCATCTGAATCATCAAGTGCCCTGAACATAATCTCACACTCCACATCACCTACTTTTAAGAAGTAAGTTTTAGTTGTTCTCATATATTCTCCACATACACCAGGTGGGAACCAGTCGTGAAATGTTTTAATTGTTGTATCTTGCAGTTGTCTTGCAGTCTCACGAACTATAGCAACCCTTGATTTTCTTATACCTTGCTTGTTGGGTTTTTGCATAGATGCTCGTCTGACTACTTCAAAACAGCTTGCAACTGATTTACCAGAACCTACAGGCCCCATCAGTACACGCATCTTACTGTCAGATACCATAAAATCTTTACATACTTTACTTGGTGTATAATCTATTTCCATTTAACTTCCATAACTTTCTAGTAGTACAACAAAGTATTCCGTTGGTTTTTTCTTATGCCTAATTATTTTTGTATCATAAGACATTGATAACTTCATAAGCTCCGCTGTAAATCTATTATAATCACTTAATGTGTATATTTTCTTAGCAAGTTTACCTTTGTGTATAACATCAAAGGGCTCGCTCAGTCTCGATAAGTTCATGTTCATCTGGGCTTTCTTCACTATTGACGACTCTGGTTGTGTGCTCTTGCCCCCCGAGATTAATTGTAATTTTGACTCCCCCACTGCTTTCCTCCATATTATGTGACTTTGCTTCTAGCCCACCCCACTTAACAGTAGACTTAATTAAATCAGCTTTAACAGCTGAAGATGTTTCTGGGCTGTGTATTAATGTCCATGATGTTGTTAATAATTCTTCAGCTTGAGCTCTAGCTTTAAGCTTAAAGGTCATACCTTTTTCTTTTATTTCATTACGATACGACTCTACTTTTTTTAAGAATACTTTATCTTTGTTAAAGTCAATTATAGCATCAGCCGTTACGTTGTGCCGTGTTTGTACTTCTTCAAGAGACTCACCACTACCTTCTAACATCAAAGCGATATCAAAAGCTAAGCGGTCTGACCATTTAGTATGATGTAGCGGAAGCGTATCCATAATGGAATCATTAAGTAAAACCAACGGGTTGTCAACAAAAAGTCTGAAACTTTACACGTTGGTTTTTTGGGTCTTGTTATGAGAGGTTTACTTATATGGGGGGGTGGCTATATTTCGTAGTCCGACTACCCCCTTGCCTATATCTGTTATATGTCTGGCTATGGTTATATTATAGGTATAACTTTACATACATGTCAGCTAAAACTTGACAGAAAAAATTTATTCAGGCAAGGTGTAATCAACCTCAAGTGAGGTTAGTTAACAAACATAGGAGACAATATGTCTAAACTATACGATGGAGAAGTCAATATTAATATTGGGGACTCTAAAAATGGTAAGGTCGTTAGGGTTTACACTGAATGTAAACCAGGTATGGAAACCTACTCTAACGAAAAAGGTAATGTCGAGGCTGGTCTGAAGAAAGCTGTTAAAGCTATCAAAGACAAAAGAGCGACAGGGTTAGATACCTATTCTTTCTGGATAGATACTCTAACGCAAAAAGGAAAAGCTGTCTTATGCTACCACGCCAAAATTAAAGGTAGGGTACAAATTAAGAGAGAAGACCCTAACAGAGTACAAAGCTCAACTAGGGAAGACATCTAACAACCAAGTCCTCCTCCCGAAAGGGAGGGGGCAGGAGTAAAACAATGAGTATATATAAAAAACCATGTACAGTAAGATATAAACTACGAGGAACTAAGACAATATATCAAAGAACCTTTGAAGACCACTACTTAGCAAGATACTTTGAGAAATTAAATCCTAATCTTGTTGTTGTAAGCTGGACACCACCATACAAGTAACCAACAGACCTGAACAAGTCTATAAACTGTTCATTCTTTTTGTTTATTTTTTATTTATTTTTTAAAAACTATATATATGGCCATGGCTCGGGGGGTTACGACTCGCCTTTAAGCCGACATTAATACACATTCTTAAAGCTGAAGTGTAAGGTTTAACCTAAAGTTCGCACTATCTACACTATCTAGGTCAAACTTTACGCAATCTTTAGGACTTTAGATAGTCAAACCTTACATCATCCATTCATAAACTCGTTGTAACGTAAGGCTTACAGCCATTCATGTAAGGTTTTACTATCTAAACTATCTAGATTATCTATAAAAATTATATATACCCTTTCATTAGAAGATTTCTATACGATACTTATAGTTTCGGGTAACACCGTATTACTTTAAGAACACTATATAAACTAGATAGTTAAAGCTATCTTGTTGTTTTATATGAAGTAATACTATCTAACTTTACATATCTACCTACGTTTACTCAATGACTAATGCCCATAAACTAGATACACCAAGATAGAAAAGTTTACTACTTCGCAAAACTTGACAGAAAAATTTTTCTCGTGCAAGGTTTCCCCAAGCTCGAGGGACTTCCCCTTAGCTTGTAATTAATAATCTTTATTACCCTGAGAGGGTAGGAGTAAACTATGAGTGACATAGATAAAAACAACTTTTATGTGTGTATCAAACCTACAGTGCATAAAGGTGAGGACAGTATCAAGATTGATATCTGTGATGAGAATGAGCCTAATAAATACCATGTATCTGAGAGTAAGAAATGCTATGAGGATATGGTTAAGATATCCAGCCACCTAAAATGTGGTATGAATACTTGGTCGCCTAAGAATGCTAGTGGCTTTATACCTAGCATATCTTTGAACAAGTATGGCAAGGCTTTTATGATGTTATCTAATGGCAATGTAGGTAAAGCTAAACAACCTATTCAGTCATTAAACATAACAGATGTTCTAGCAATCAACTAACAACAACTTGTGGTATCCCTAGTGATGTACTAGGGATATCCTTTATGAGAGGTACATTATGATTGAATTATTATTAATAGGATTTTTTATATTCGCTGTATGGGTAGCCATATGGTTTAATCAATGAGGTATAGAGATGAGTAGATGTAGAGTATGTAATACCACAATACCAATCGGTAGGTCAAAGCTTGGATATGATACATGCCTAGAGTGTGGTGAGGTAGAGGCTCGTAAGGTTAGGCATACAGTAGTACCATTGCATAAGTCTAACTACATAGTAGTGAGCAATAAAGATGATTTGAAAGGAATTAATAACAAAGGTGGTAAGCATGGATAAAGAATACACTATAGAATGTCCTAAGTGTGGACAACTTGTAGTCGGTGATGAGCCACGGATAGTTATTGAATGTGATAACTGTAGAGAGGTTGATGTAAATGAAGATAAATGAATGGGGTGTATTTGTAGAACGACCTGATGAATCTACTTATGAGATTAAATTAAGTGGGGACTTGGCTATTAAAGTTTATGAATACATAAAAAAGTTAGAAGAAGATGATGATAATATTTTATCAAGTAACACAAAAGGAAAGTTGTTGTGGTAAGAATTAACTTGTAGCATTAAGACAGCGACAAGTGGGATAGGTAGGTTTCCATGGCTATGTTCCTATCTATCCTTAATGAATTAAGGTGTATTGTGGTTTTATTCTAGATACAAATACTTAATGAGGACTAAAACAAATGCGTACCAAATCCTCACCTTAATGGGATAGATAGACCTAGTTTGCCCTTTAGGTGCTACGCACTGACGGATTGCGACAATGACAGTCTGTCTATCCTTAATGAATTACCTAGTGATAGGTAAGGGGGTAGGTAGAGACATAAAATTCCAGCGATAAAAATTCCAGCGATTGTTTCTATCTATCCTTAATGAATTCTATACATGGTGTATAGATGTAACTAGTAATCATGGAGTAAATATGAAAGCTAATGAAGTAATGGAAACCCTAAAGACATTGTTCCCTATCAAGCGTACAGTGTTTATAGAGGGTGCACCTGGTGGTGGTAAGACAACCATTGTCAGAGATGTTGCTAAGCAATTAGGTGTTGAGTATGTAGAAGTGCATATGCCTACCACATTGGTAGAGGACTTAGGTATACCTATGCCTCAACCTGATGGGACAGTTAAGCACATACTACCTGAATGGATACCTGTTGTAGATGGTAAGTATCATGGTAAAAAGGTTATTGTATGCCTAGATGATTTCGGTCAGGCTAGTCAGGATATCCAAAAGACTGTGGCTAACATGGTACAAGGTAGGACACATCATGGCTATGACTTGATAGATGATGTTATGTTTGTTATGACAGGTAACAGGCAATCAGATAGAGCTGGTGTTAATCGTAGGTTATCACACCTAAGCAACAGGTTGACAGTTATGACACTTGATACTGACCTAGCGAATTGGCTAGAGTGGGCTCAAGGTAATGGTGTAGAGGGACTTGTTCAGGCATTTATGCAGTTCAGACCAGACCTATTGCATGACTTTAATCCACAGAAAGAGCAGAATCCTACACCACGTTCATGGGTAGAGGGTGTATCTGATATCCTACCACTGTTTGATAATGACAAGGATAGTATACCACTACAAGAATGTATCATGGGTGCAGTTGGTGAGGGTGCTGGTAGTGAGTTTGTTGGTTTCTTGCGAACATATGCAGACTTACCTAAACCTGAAGAGATACTGAAAAGTCCTAACACAGCTATGATACCTGAGAAACCTGATGTCATGTGTGCTCTGATAGCCTCTATCTGTACAGTTGCAGACAAACATGCAGTCAATTTTATCAAGTATCTTACAAGGCTTATCAATGAGGATAGAGCAGAGTATTCAATACTTGGTTTGAAAATGGCACAAAGCAAACACACTACTGAGCCGTTTATTGCAATCGGTCAAGAGTATACCGACTTGTTGGTGAATGTGCACAAGTATGTACAATCGTAAACTAAATAGGAAAACATTATGAAACTAAATGAGAAAGCATTACTTACTCAGCTAAATGTATCACAGCCTACTATGAACAAACGTGATAAAAGGGTTAGTGAACAGGTAGCTGTAAATAACAATGCGATAACACAATCAGGTACATATCATAAATCATTGCTACCTAACAATGAACACCTGAGTAATGTGCATAAGAAGACTACATTGATTAGACAGTTCTTTTATCACAATACTCTTAGTTGGGGTAAAGATGGTACTATGCTATTGCCTACTAAAAACTACATGACATTCATGGATGGTTTTAATAAACTAAAAGTTGAGTGGTTACAATTAGTCGACAAGTTCTTACAAGCATATCCACAGTTGCAGTTGAATGCACAAAGAGACTTAGGCAGTTTATACAATGCCAATGAGTATCCTAGTGTTGATGAGCTACGACTTAGATTCAGTATGGATATGAATGTATCACCTGTACCCTCTGATGATTTCAGAGTTGACATTGCTGATACGGAATTGCAAAACATACAGCAACAAGTTGGTCAGAGAGTTGAGGATTCCATTGAGGTAGCTATGCAAGAGGCATGGCAAAGATTGTACGATAAGGTCAAGCATATGGCTGACAAGTTATCGGACAACAAGAATATCTTTAGGGATACCTTGATAGAAAACTTAAGAGAAGTATGTGATGTCCTAAAGCGTATGAATATCACTGATGATACTGACTTGGAAAACATGCGACAACGAGTTGAGACACATTTGACACACCACAATCCAGAATCTTTGAGGCTAGACCTAGACTTGAGAAGAGAAGTATCAGGTAAAGCTAATGAGATTAAGAAACAGATAGAGGAACATATGAATGGATAGAAACGATAGAGTAAAGAAAGCTAAGACACAGCTAATACTTCGCTACCCTTTTGTTGGTAACATACTGTTCGGTATGGAAGTCCTATGGGATGAGAGTATACCGACAGCATGTACCAATGGTGAAGTAGTCATACTAAGTCCTGACTATGTAGATAGTTTGACTGATGATGAGCTAGTGTTTCTTATGGCACATGAGACTTTCCACCCTATGCTAGAGCATTGTTTTCGCTTGAATGGTAGAAACCCTTACAAGTGGAATCAAGCTGGTGACTATGTAATCAATCAGATACTTATTGATGACAACATAGGTACTATGCCTAAGGGTGGTCTTTATGACAGAGAGTTACATGCTCAAGGTAATGGTACTACTGATGGTATCTACAACCTATTACCTGATACACCTGAAGATGAGCAAGGTATGGGTGGTGAGGGGCAACCACTTGATGACTGTATAGGCGATAAGCCTAGTAGTAAATCAGGTAATGCTAAACCTAAAACAAAAGCTGAGTTGGATAGACTATCAGCACAATGGAAAGTTAAGGTATCTCAGTCAGCTAATGCTACTAAGATTATGGGTAAGATGACCTCTGGTCTTGAACGACTAGTGGGACAGATACTCAAACCTCTAGTAGATTGGCGAGAAGTACTGATGAGATTCATTGTAAGGCAACGAGTTGATACAAGAAGTTATGCTAGACCTAACAGAAGATTCATTGGGCAAGGTATGTATCTACCTAGTATCTCAGGCGAATCACTAGGCGACATAGCTATTGCAGTAGATTGCTCAGGCTCTGTCAGTCAAGATGAGCTAGACCAATTCAGTGCTGAGGTAAAGACTATATGGGAAGACTTGTATCCAACACGTTTACATGTGTTGTACTTCGACAACGAGGTAGCTCACTATGATGAATTCAACAGAGGTGATGATGTAGTTATCAAGCCACATGGTGGTGGTGGTACAGCATTCAGTCCTGTGTTTGAGTACTTGGATAAGAAATGTATTGAGCCTGTTGCTTGTGTATTTCTTACCGATTTGTATTGTGATGACTTCGGTACAGAGCCAACATACCCTGTACTGTGGGTTGATACAACAGTAAACAGTAACAGTAAAGTGCCTTTTGGTGAGGTAGTCAAAATGCACAATGAAAGATAACTATAACCAAGGAGTAAATTATGGCGACAGTTAGATTTAGTGACACTCTCAAGCGAGACATATTGCGTAATGCTAGAGATGTCTTTAAGAAAAGAATAGAAGATTATATTAATGCTCACCCTGTCAATACATCAGGTTGGGCAGATAGAATATATGACACACTTGTTGATACAAGTTTGCAACAGAAACTTGCAACAATACCAAAAGAATGGTTAGAAATAGATGAGTACCTTACATGTAGGATTGATTTTGATAATGCTGAAAGATATAAAGACTTTAATTTAGGTAAGACACCTGAACATCTGAATAAAAGCTTAAAATATTCTAAGCCTAGACCTAGACCTATGAGTAGAAATAAAAATGTAGAGACTGATGAGGTCTATAACATACTAGTAGGTGGCTATGCTTTAGATTGGAACGACACTGATTTCAAGTGGCTAAGAGATGAGTACATAAAAATACACAAACCCATATGTAATATCAAGGCTGAGGAGAGAGAGTTTATAGAGGGTGTTAAGAAAGTTATAGAATCTCATAGCACATTAGCTAGAGCACTAAAGAAGTGGGAGGGGCTATGGGATTTACTACCAGATGAGGCTAAAGAGAGACACAAACGTGTTGTAGAGAGATATGAGAGTGAGCCTGTTGAAGATACTACGAAAGATGTAGACTTCGATAAGCTAACAGCCTCTATAGTAACAAGTAAAATAATTAAATAGGAGTAAAGATATGTCATTTTATTGGGATGATGAATTAGAATCTATTAGCAGAGGTGGGCACAATCGAAAAGGATATGAGTTTGAGAATCCCTCACAGCTGTATGATAGTAGATATGTAGGAACACCTCTAGGTCTTCAAGACTTAAGATATGAGGCACTTAAAGACTTACTAGAGAATCATTGTAGAAACATAGACAAAGGTAAACCGATTAAACCTAGTGGGCTTAGGCTATTCTATGCACTAACTGATAAGTCTTTGATAAGAGTAATGCATTATGAAACCCGTTTTTTCAGTGTAGATAGTAACAATATACTAACATTAGAGATGGATAGATTGGGTGGTCTTATGCAGACCACGGCTATGTGTCAGTATAATCCTATAGCTTTATACAGAATAGGTACAAACAACTACTCAATGTTAACTCTATGGGATAAATACAAAGGCAAGAATGCATATGAACTTCCATATGTATTTTGTGGACTGAAGTACAACTTGTTGACAGGTGAGTATCTAAATGCAAAACCTAGACACAAAACAGTAGAGAAACCTAAACAAAGAAAACAATGGAGAGAGTTACTTAGTAGGCACAAGAAAATACTTAAAACTACGGTAACATTAGGAGATGTAAAGACAATAAGCTACAACCAACGCATGAAAATACAAAATCATTTAATGGATAAGTTTAAAACTAGAGATATACCTTGGAACAGAAGACAGCTTGTAGAATATGTTTTAGGCGTTATGAAATCAAACACACTACCTCAAGAATACATAAACATGTTGAGGTATCATTACGCATACTACGAGCAGATTAGTGCAAACGAAGTAGAAAGTTTTTTCAATACTTTTGGAACAGCCATGAAAGAATATCTAGGTGTGTTTGAAACTGTTGGATTTACTAACAGTAAACCGAGACTAAATAACGAGGCAGTTAATTATAGTATAGATGATGTAGTTACTGTCTTTAACAAACAAAACTTTAAAGGAGTAGACAATGAGTGAGAAAGATATAGGTAAGGTAAACATAGCAGTGTGTGACTGTACTAATGGAGAGGTAACTCTTTATTGGAAAGTACAACTAATGCTAGGTACAGAGAAACAATGGGTAAGTGAAAGACATAACATAAACAATTGTTCGTGGGCTACATTCACATCAGTTAGGGAGGTAATACTATGACATCTAACAACATGGTGGCAGAAGAAGATTTGTCTAAAGCAAATATACTTCAAGTCGCAATCAGAAGAAGACTATTAATTGATGAGGTTAAGCTAATACTAAAAGATAGTATGGTTAAAGGAGAGAGTATTAATCCTAATACTTTATATGAAAAGATATTAAAAATGGAGAAGAGAGTATGAGTAGAGAGGGTTGGTATGAAAGCTGTCTATCAGAAATGGGAGACATGACAGTAAATGAGTTTCAAAACAAGTGTGAAGTGAATGGATTTAAAGATGTGGTTGTTGCCATTGATGAGGCTATAGATGAAATGGCAAAGACAAATGCAAAAGAGAATGGAGAAGACAATGACTAGAAAAGAACTTTATGAGTGGTTGAACACTTGTCCAAGCCACAAATGGGAGACACCCCATGAGAGTGAG